GGTTCGGTAACGGCAACGCACCGGCTCCCTCACGGTCGCGGTTCGGTAACGGCAAGGCACCGGCTCCCTCACGGTCGCGGTTCGGTAACGGCAAGGCACCGGCTCCCTCACGGTCGCGGTTCGGTAACGGCAAGGCACCGGCTCCCTCACGGTCGCGGTTCGGCCGGCCGCAAGTGCGTTCCGAGAAATTCCGCAGTGGCGTGATAGGCCTGGAGCCAGCGTTTCTCCGTGAGGAAGCCGTGGATCTCATCGGGGAAAATGAGTTCCTGGAATTCGACGCCCTGCTTGCGAAGGGCTTCAACGAGCGCCACCGTTTGATGGAACGGCACGTTGCGGTCGTCATCGCCATGGATCAGAAGAACAGGCGAGCGCCAAGTGGCGACGGAGGCCAGAGGCGAAGACTCCAAGGCGAGGCGCGCGGCGGCGACGTCCAACGGTATGCCGTCGGAGGCAAGTTCGGCGGACCAATCGTGAACGCCGTGAAAATCGACGCCGACGGCGAAAAGATCGGACGCGCGGGAGAGGCCGAGCGCGGTCAGGTAACCGCCATAAGAGCCGCCCCACAGGCCGATGCGCTGGGGGTCGACATCGGGGCGGCTTCGCAGATACAGGCCCGCGCCGAGAACATCGTTAAACTCACTTGCGCCGGTGGCGCCATAGTTGAGCGCTTCGCGGAAATCGAGGCCGTAGCCGATGCCGCTGCGATAGTTCACCGAGAGCACGATGTAGCCGAGGCTGGCCAGATACTGATTCATCGCGTAGGAGTTGTTGTAGTAATCCATGTAATGCCAGCCGAGCAGCATTTGCCGGCGGGAGCCGCCATGGAAGAAGATCACGGCGGGATGTTGCAGATTGGGATTGCCGCCGGCGGGAATGAAAAGCTGTCCGTGAAGACGCAGGCCATCGGCGGCGGAGAGAATAACGGGTTGCGGAACGATGAGGGACGAGGCGGGGAAGTCGGCCGGAATAGAGTTTGGCGCGAGATCGCGAACGTCGCCATTGCCGATCTTGATGGAAGCGCGAGCGGGATTACGAGCGTCGGAGCGCAGCATGGCGACGGCCGAGCCGTCGCTGATTTCGACAGGAGACCATTCGATGCCGGCATCTTGAGTAAGTGGCGGAGTAAGTGGTGCGGGAGTAAGTGGCGCGAGGTTTTCGCCGAGGACGGAAACGCGCCAAAGATGGCGGCGATCGGTGTCGTTTTGGTTCGAAGAGAAGAGAACCGTGCGGCGATCGGCGGAGAGCGAGACATGCTCGATTTCGAATTCGCCGGATGCGTTGAGTGGAGTGGGAACGTCGCCGTGCGTGGAAATTGAATAGAGATGCAACCAGCCGGTGCTTTCCCAGGGGAACACGATGCGATCGCCCGCGCCCCAGAATAATTGGTTGTCGGCCTCCATTTCGCGGAAGGCGCTGCCGGGGCCGTTCGAAGCGTGCCAGAGCTCGCGGCCGATTCCAGAATCTGCGTCGGCGATGCGAATGGACCAAGGTGGAGATGCGCCGCGGTGAGCGCCGAAGGCGAGCGGGGATGCGGGAATGCGGATGAACGCGATCTGCTTGCTGTCGGGAGACCAGACGGGCTGGGAGTCGCGATCGACGCTGGGATCGAGATAGTTGATGGATTGCGCGCCAAGGTTGTAGACGGCTATGAAGGAGTGATCGCCGCGGGTGGAGACGTAAGCGAGCTTAGAGCCGTCGGGCGACCAGCGCAGCTCCGATGCCTGACCCTTGGCGTGGATGAGCTGCGCGGGTTGGGCGCCGGCGTCGAGCGTGACGGACCAGATCTCATCTTTGCGCAGGAAGGCGATGCGGCCGCCGGCCGGGGAAATCGCGGGATCACTGCCGTCCGCGATTTTGCGTGTGGCGCCGCCGGCGAGCGGAACAATCCAAATGGCTTGCTCAACGCCTTGCGGAAGGCTGGCGGGATTGGGATTGTCGCGATGAGTGTCGAAATCGCCGCCACGGACGAACACGATGGAGCGGCCGTCGGGCGTCCAGGTGAGTTCGGCAATCTCCTGGCCATCGTCGTCGTGATAATTCGTAAGCTGGCGGCCAGAGTAAGTGGGCGCGTCGGCGGCCCAGATGTTACGGGCGCCATGTTGATCGAGCACCCACGCGACGGCTCCACCTTTGGGGGCTGCGGTCAGGTCCGACGGGAACGGAGCGCTCATCACTTGTTCGAGCGAGAAGCGCGTGGGAGAAGCAGAGAACGCAAGCGAACACGCAAAAAGCGGGACGAGCGAACTGCGGACGCGCATAACTAATTGTTATACACTGAGACCCAGATTTGGAGGCCCGATCTTCCATGTTGAGTTACTCGCGGGGCCCGGATGCTCCGCTTATCGACGCTAACATCTGGGAAGTGTTCCAAGAAACAGCGTCACGATTTCCGGATAAGGAAGCTCTGGTAGTACGGCATCAAGGGGTGCGGCTGACGTTTTCAGAGTTGGCCGCGGCTGTGGAGAGGACGGCGCGGGGACTGACGGGCCTGGAGCTGGGCGCGCAGGATCGTATCGGGGTGTGGGCCACGAATTGCGCCGAGTGGGTACAGATGAATCTGGCGTGTGCCCGGATCGGCGCGGTGTTGGTGAACGTGAATCCGGCATGCCGGTCGTACGAGCTGGCGTTTGTGCTGCGCAAGTCGAGGATGAAGGCGCTGTTTCTTTGGGAAACAGACAAGCGCTCGGATTATCGCGCGATTGTCAGCGAAGCAATTGCCGGGCAATCGCCGGCTCTCGAACACGTTATTTACTTCGGCACGCGAGGCTGGGCGGAGATGCAGGCGCAAGGGCGAGATATTCCAGCGCGCTGGATAGCGCCAGACGAAGTGACTAACATCCAGTACACTTCGGGAACAACCGGATCGCCCAAGGGCGTGCTCCTAACGCATCGAAATGTCTTAAACAATGCGCAGGTTATTGCCGAGGGGTTGAGGATTAGCGAAAGGGATCGGATCGCGGTTCCCGTGCCTCTTTATCACTGTTTCGGGTGTGTGATCGGCACATTGGTTTCGGTGGTGAGCGGGGCAACGCTGATACTCCCCGCCGCTACCTTCGACGCGTTGTCGACATTGCAGGCGATTCACGAAGAACGCGCGACGGTGATTTATGGAGTGCCGACGATGTTCATCGCAGAGCTGGAGCATCCCGACTTCCGGCGTTTTAATTTCGGCTCGCTGCGCACGGGATTTATGGCGGGCGCGCCGTGTCCGGTGGAAGTAATGAAGCGCGTTGCGAGAGACATGCAGTGCGATGTCGGCGGTACACGATAGCCTGGAGCGGCGGGTTTCGACCGTGGGTCAAGCGTGCGCGAACACCGAAGTGAAGCTTGTTTCCGCGAGCGGCGATACCGTGCCCGTGGGCGAACAAGGAGAGCTGTGCACGCGTGGGTATCTGGTAATGAAGGGATACGATCAGGAGTTGGAGGCGACGCGCCGCGCGATCGATGAGGACGGCTGGCTGCACACGGGGGACCTGGCGACGATGGATGTTCACGAATGCTTTCGGATTACGGGACGGGCCAAGGACATGATCATCCGGGCCGGGGAGAATGTGTATCCGCGAGAGATCGAAGAATTCCTGCATATGCATCCGAAGGTGGCTGAGGTGCAGGTGGTGGGCCTTCCCGATGCAAGACTTGGCGAGACGGTTGCGGCCTGGATCCGGCTGAAGGAGTCGGCATCGGAGGAGGAGATCCGGGAGTTCTGCCGCGGACGGATCGCGCATTTCAAGGTGCCGCAATATATCCGCTTTGTGGACGCATTCCCGATGACCGTGACGGGGAAAGTTCAGAAGTTTCGAATCCGCGAGATCGAGATCCAAGATCGCGGCCTGGAGGACGCGGCGCGCATTCGGACAGCCTGAATGTTTGTGCTGAAGTAAGTCGGAAACAAGGGTGACAGAAAAGATTTAATAATCTCCGGTGCGTTTTCAGATGTTTAGACGAGTGAATTAACGCAGCGCGGAAATGTGGTTGATAAAGTCGGTGCAGGAGAGAGTTGCTTGCGGGCGCTTCTGGAAACGGAGGCGCCCATTTTTTTGGAATCCGTTATGGCAGCACAAGGATCGCGGCGGAGGGGCAGCCGCAAGCGGCGAATCAGCAAGCTATTGATCGACATTGAAGAGCGCCTCGATCTCAAGACCAACAAGGTGACGCTGGCGGATTTCATCCGGCTGACACAGCTTGAACGCGAGCTCGAAGAAGAGGAACAGCCGAGGGAGATTATCGTCACGTGGAAAGAGCCAGCGGAAAAACGCTGCGAATTGAAATAGACTATGTGCCGCTCCCCTCACAAAGTAAGTTTCACGGGTCGACCGCGAGGTTCAAAGGGTTCTCGGGTCCCATTGGATCGGGGAAGAGCCAGGCGCTGTGCCAGGAGGCGATACGGCTGAGTTACTTGAATCCGGGAAGGCAGGGACTAATTGGCGCACCGACTTATCCGATGTTGCGCGACGCCACGCTAACTAGTTTTCTCGAGGTACTCAACGGCAATCGAATCCGGCATGAGTTGAATAAGTCCGAATCGGTGTTAGTCATGAAGGACACCGGGTCGCGGATCTATTTTCGCGCGGTGGACGACTTCGAGCGGCTACGGGGCACCAATCTGGCGTGGTTTGGATTGGACGAGCTTACTTACACGGCCGAGGAAGCCTGGTTGCGGCTGGAAGGGCGCCTGCGAGATCCGCGCGCGTCACGGTTATGCGGCTTCGCGGTTTGGACGCCGAAGGGGTTTGATTGGGTATACCGCAGATTTGTTCGAGACGCCGTCGCAGGGTACCACGTAGTGCTGGCCCAGCCGTTTGAGAATCGATATGTGCTTGACAGAATTCCGGACTTCTACGATCGCTTGAAGGAAAGCTACGACGCGAAATTCTTCGAGCAGGAAGCGCTAGGAGAGTACCTGAATGTGCAATCTGGAGCGGTTTACGGGGCGTTCAAACGGTCGCGAAACGTCGGGATGGTTGAAGTCGACACCAGCCTGCCGCTGTTTTGGGCGCTGGACTTCAATGTGGATCCGATGAGTTCGATTGTTGCGCAGAGGAGCGGAGAGGAGATCCGGGTGCTGGACGAAGTGGTTTTGAGCCGCGCGAGCACGATGCAAGCATGCGAGGAGTTCCACGCAAGATATCCGAATCATCAGGCCGGAGTCGTTGTGTATGGAGACGCCTCGGGACAAAGACTGCAGACGGCTGGAACCACGGACTATCAGATCATCAAGGAGTATTTCCGGCGGACGGCATACAAGAACTCGAAGTTCCGCGTGCCTCCGAGTAATCCCAGTGTCCGAGAGCGCGTGGCCCTGGTGAACGCAAAGTTGTTCTCGGCGGATGAGGAAGTCCGGCTTACCGTGCATCCACGATGCACAGGGCTAGTGGCTGACTTAGAGGAAGTTACTTATAAGCCGGATAGCGGAATCATCGATAAGGATAAGGATTCCAAAAGGACGCATCTATCGGATGCGCTCGGTTACTTGCTCTGGCAAGAATACCGTCCGCGAGCGAAGTTCGGAGAGCAAGGCCGGCGATTAATTTAGGCGCGACGAGAACCCGATGAACTTAAGCACGGTTGGTCCAGACATTATCCACGAGCATCCGGAATACGCGTTGAAACGCGCAATGTGGCGACAGTATCGAGACTTGTACGCGGGTGGAGAACAGTTCAGGCTGAACGCGGATCAGTATCTGGTTCGCCGGCAAAAGGAGCCTGGAGACGTTTATATCGAGAGGCTGAGCCGGAGCTTCTACGAGAACTACGTCGGTTCGATCGTGGATTGGTATACGGCGACGCTTTTCCGGCGGGAGCCCGTGCTGACTTACGACGGAAAGAGTGAGCGCTCCCGTAAATTCTTTGGGCAGTTTGCCGAAGACTGCGATTTGAAAGGGACGAACCTGGCCGAGTTTTTCCGCAGGCAATTCGTGGAAGCGCTGGTATGTGGCAAGAGCTGTGTGTTGATCGACTTTCCCCGGCTGCACGAACCTGTTGGAACACGCGCGGAAGAAGACGAGCGCGGGGCCTCCAGAGCGTACTTAGTAGGTTACGCGGCGGATGAGCTTATCAACTGGAGTTATGACGATCACGGACAGTATCAATGGGTGGTGCTTCGAACGCAGAGCCTGCGTAAGGCGCGGCTGGAAGATATGGGCTGGTCCAAGCAGACCCGCTGGGTTTACTACGACAAAGAAAAGTACCGGATCTACGAACAGGCGGAAGGCGGAACGGACCGCGGTCCGATTGAGGTTGTGGCTGAAGGAAGGCACGGGCTAGCGAAGCAGTTACGTGTGCCGCTGGTGGAGCTGCGGGTCTCGGAGGGGCTGTGGCTGTTAAATAAGGCCGCGACATTACAGCTGGAGCACTTCAACAAATCGAATGCTCTGGGGTGGGCGCTGACGATGGGCTTGTTCGCGATGCCAGTAGTTTATTCGGAACGGGATTGGGATCAGGTGATGGGCGAGTCGTACTATATTCAGCTCGGTCCACAAGATCGGTTCGGATGGACAGAGCCGCAAGGCACCGTCTACCAGATTGCCGCGGACAATCTGACCAGGCTCCAAGAAGAAATTTACAGGGTATGCTATGTGACCCACGCGGGCGGATCAGTTTCCGGAAACGCAGCCCAATCGGGCGTGAGTAAGCAGCGCGACTACGCCATCACCCAAGAGGTTCTGCGGGCCTATGGAGACGCGATCAAGGATTCGATGAAGCGAGTACTTCGCGCGGTAGACACGGCGCGAGAGGACGGACTGAGCATCGATGTTTCCGGCATGGATGAGTTTGATATCGGGGATTTTGGGACAGAACTGGCCGATGCACAGCAGTTGCTGAGTTTGGGGATGAATTCACCGACGCTGCGAAAGCAAGTTTACAAAAAGTTGGCATTTCAATTCTTGTGCGACGTGCGGCAAGAGGTGAAGGACCAGATCGGGCGCGAGATCGATCAAGAGTGAATGATTCGTCGGCAGGAGTGCCGACGCTGCACGCACGAATGCGTGCGCCACGGGGAGGCATATGGAAGAGCCAAAGACGGATGGGGCGGAGCTGCGTTCTCTGATACGCGGTGTGATCGAGGAATTTGTACAGGCAGAGCAGGTGAAAGCGGAGCCAGCCTATAAGGCGGAACTGTTAGAGGAGCGCAAACGGCGCGAGGACTTAGAGAAGCGAGTAAACGATTTGGTAAAGGAAAATCACCGCAGCCGGCAAATGGCGGACGAGGCGGAGCGAAGCTCGTCGATTCGCACAGAGCTACAACGGTTGGGCGTAGCGAAAGTGGATCTGGCGTATCGTGCGGTGAAGGACGACATTCAGCGGCGCGACGACGGCCAGCTGATCGCGCGAGAAGGGCCTGGAGAAGTATCTCTTCGGGATTATCTAGCGCAGTTTGTGCAGGAAAATCCCGAATTGCTACCGGCCCGCATGACGGGTGGATCGGGGATGGGATCGGGGCCGAAGGTTGCCTCGAATACAGGCGGATTCAATCTGGACAAAATTCGGCCGGGCATGAGTCCGGAAGAACTGGAGAAGGTTCGCCAAGAAATCTCGAGAGTGGCGAGTCAAGCACTGCGAGGCATGTGAAAAGGGGCGCCGGGAGTCGGCTCAAAGAACCGTTATCCGGTGTAGGTTTGAAAATAACGAAACGAGGTAAAGGTTAATGGGAGCAATTACATCAGCAAATGTAGCAAATGCAATCGTGAAGCTAGTCGCGGTGGACGCGTTGCCGGCGCTGGTTAGTAACTTGGTCATGGGCAACTTAGTCAACCGGGACTATGAGCCGACCTTGGCGAATGCGGGAGATACGGTGAATGTGCCGATTCCACCTACGCTGGTAGCGAATAACATTGCGGAAGGCGGGACGGTTCAGACACAGAATCCAAACTTAGGGAACGCACAAATCGTGCTGAACACACATGCCGAAGCCACATTCCAGATCCCGGATGTGACCAAGGTATTGGCGGTGCCGGACTTACTGCGGTTGTATATGCAGCCGGCCGTGGTGGCTATCGCAGAGTCAATCGAGACCGATATTCTGAGCCTGTATTCGCAATTTAGCTCGAATGCAGCCGTCGGAACCGCTGGCGTCGCTCTGATCGAGAGTGTAGTGGACGCGGCAGAAACGGCACTGTTTTCGGCAAAAGTTCCGGCGTCGGCGAGTAAGTACCTTGTGGTTGATCCGATAAGTTACTCGGCCCTCAGACAGATTCCACGCTTTAGCGAATACTATTCCGCCGGTGATGCGGGGTTGCGCGCTTTGGTGGATGGCGCGGTGGGCAAGATCAAGGACTTCTTCGTGTTTCGATCGCAGCTGGTGCAGACGACTGGCAGTGGACCGGTGAACACTCACAATCTGGCGTTTTCCAGGGACGCGATAGGGCTCGTGATCCGCCGGCTGCCGCAACCGCTGCCGGGAACTGGCGCTATCGCGGAGTACGCGGAGATGGGCAATTTTGGAATCCGGGTGATCATGAGTTATCAGCCCAACACGCTAGCGCAGCAATTCACCGTTGATGTCCTCTACGGGACTGCGGTTCTTCGAAACTCGTTTGGAGTTCAGGTCAACAGTTAGTCAGAGGGGAAGATGAAGCAGCGCAAGACGCGGGCGGATGCGAGGAGCGTCTGTCCGCGCGCAAAGGGGACAGGATGGATTTGAGAGCGTTTTATCAAAAGCTACGGAAGATTGAACGAGAGATCAGTGACCCGCACGTAGTGGTTGTAAGCCACGAGACGCCCGACGGCGGGCGGCCTGGGCAATTAGCGGAAGTGTCGCGGACTATTGCCGCCCGGCTCATCTTAGAGGGGCGCGCCCGCCTGGCGACGGTTGAAGAGAGCGCGGAATTTCGGGCGGCAGCGCAACAAGGAGTACAAGAAGCGCGGCAGCGGGAAATGGCGGGCAAGGTGCAGGTGAATGTGATTTCGGAGGCCGACCTGCGCGCGCTTAAGAGCTCGGTGCGAGCGGAAAAGCGGTAGCGAGCGCAGCGGCGATGGCACTATTCACCGATGGCCCCATCAGTTCGGCGCAGAACCTTCAAGAATACGATTCATCGGTCCTGAGCGTTGCCAACGCAGAGGGTATCGATGTCGCCGTGAAAGTAACCCTGGCGCAACAAGATCTTGAGAATGAACTGATGTTGTTCCTCTTTCGGCGGGCGCCCTTTCGCGACTATCAACTGAATTTCAGGCAGCGGCCGGGTCTGGCCGACGTGGTGGTGACGGATGCGCTGCAACAGTGGCACATACTCAGGACACTCGCTTTGGTGTATCGGGACGCTTACTACAATCAACTGAACAACAGATATCAGGGTAAGTGGAGTGAATACGAGCAATTGGCGAAGGCAAGCTCGCGAACGTATTTTCAACTCGGTGTCGGTGTGGTCGCGGATCCAATTCCAATGGCGGCTTTGCCCGAGTTATCCAGTGTACCGGGGAGCGGCGCCGAAGAGATGTTTTACGTGGTTACGACTTGGGTAAGTGCGGCCGGGCAAGAAGGCGCTCCGAGCGACTACGCAACGTTTAACACCGCAGCCGGCGAGGATATGACCGTGACACTAGCGGGCCCCCCGAAGAACGCGGTTGGATGGAACGTGTATGTTGGACTGTCGCCAAGTGCGCTCGCGCGCCAAAATAACGCACCGTTGGCGCCGGGCAGCAGTTGGATCATGACTGGAGCGTTGAGTTCGGGTGCAGCGCTCACGACGGGGCAGCAGCCGGCCTGGTTCATCGTGGATCACCGCGTCATCGAAAGAGGTTGACCATGTTGCTTATCGCCGGCACAAGTACACAGAAGGTTGTGGGAGTGTTGGCCGCCGGCAGCGGTCTAGCCGCGGCCCTGGAAGCGTTGAGCGTGCAGCAGGGACTGACCTTGCCGCGGATCACGGCTCAGCAGATTATCGCTCAGAATGTGACGCCGGAGGTTTCCGACCAGAGTACGGTGGACAATTATCCGCTTGTTTACGTGTACTGCACCAAAGTGGTCAACGCGCTTCGGGAAAAGTTTCGGACGTTTTCCGGCGAAGCGCAGATGGTGGTGGAAGCCCGCGTGTCCCAGGATCGGCTAGATCAGATCGAAACTAACTTGCAGGCTTATGTCGACGCTATTACGCAGGTCTTGGACATCAGCCGCGGCGACTGGGGGGATGGAATATTCTTTGACGGCGGATACGAGGTTACGTTTGGCGGAGTGAAGCACGGCGGGCGAAACTTTCTGCAAATCGCGAAAGTCGCAATTGTTCTGGAGATCAGCGCGGGCTAGCAGTGTAGACTTCCTATGTCCTATATCCTTTCGAACGACAATCGGTTTTACGTTGCTCTGGAACAAAGCTACGGCGTTGCCGCGACGGTCAGCGCGGCTAATCGAATTCCCGCGGTGAAATTGACCGCCAAGCAACAGACCGAAAAGGTTCAGCGCGCGGATAAGACAGGATCGCGAACGTTTGCGGGGGTTCCCAGCGGGCTGCGAATACAGACCAGCTTCGGGTTGACGACTTACATGGCGACGTGGAACGATCCGGGCGTTCTACCGCCCTACGACCCACTGTTTCAGGCTTGTCTGGGTGCATCCGCGGCGCAATCGGCTGGCGGGAACGTTGCGAGTGCGAGCGGTTCGTCGACTTTGACGTTCACAGCGCCACATGGTTTGTCTGTGGGAGCGGCAGTTAGCAGTGGGGGAGAGATTCGTTTCGTCACAGTGGTCGTAAGTTCCGACACCGTTCAACTCAACGCCCCATTTTCGGTTACTCCGGCTACGAACTCACAAACAGGACCGACGGCCATGTATCAGCCAGCGGAGAGTCTCCCAAGCGTGACGCTGTTCGACTACTGGAGTCCTTCGACCGCAGTGCAACGCGTACTCGCGGGCATGGCTGTCGATACACTCTCGATAAAACTCAACGGCGATTTCCACGAGTTCGACTTCAGCGGGCAGGCACAGGATTTGGCGGACACCGCCAGTTTTGAGAGCGGGCAATTCGGTTTGTCGACCTTTCCGGCGGAGCCCACCGTAGCGCCGATCGACTACTCGATCATTCCAGGAAACCTGGGGCAAGTCTGGCTGGGAAGTTCGCCCGCGCGCTTTTACACCTTGACCGCCGCCACTGTAACGTTCAACAACAATCTCGACCTGCGGGCTAGCGAATTCGGCGCCATACTGCCCAGCGCGATTGCTCCAGGACAGCGGACGGTGTCGATTAACTTCAGCATTTTCGAAATGGATGACACGGCGACGGCGGGACTTTATCAAGCCGCCCGTCAAAGATCGCCCATCAGCGTCATGATGCAACTTGGGCAGCAACAGGGTGAGTTGTTCGGAATCTTCATGAATAGCGTGGTGCCAGAAGTGCCGGCCTTCGACGATTCACAAACGCGGCTGCAATGGCAATTTCAAAACAGCCGGGCGCAAGGAAGCGTGAATGATGAGATTTATGTCGCGTTCGGGTGATAAACGAAGGGATGTCGCGGCGCCCCAGGAACCGATTTCTCCCAATGGCGCTATGCACTACGATAGCGTCGTTTCGATTGACTCCAAAGTAGCACCGGGAGTTAGATTCGCGATCCAGCGCATCTCGTTCGGGCGGCGCATGGAGCTGAGCAGGCGAGTCCGCGAGATCAGCCGAAAGGCGGAGTTTCTCGAGGCAGGCACGGAGCTGCACGATAAAATTGAAGCCAACATTCTGGCGCAGGAAATTGACGCGCTGTACTTACAGTGGGGACTGGTAAGGATCGACGGCTTAATCATTGATGGCCAGGCCGCCACCACCGTGCAGTTACTCGAAAAAGGTCCCGAGGATCTAGCCCGTGAGGTTGTCGGTGCGATCAAGGCGCAGTTCGGGTTGAGCGAGGCAGAAAGAAAAAACTGATCGTCGCATTCCATTTTCAACTTGGAAACAAAACCGCGTGGAATTGCGACATATGCAGAAAGAGCGGTCTGGAGCGAAAACGGCGATGCGGGTGGCTGGAGCATGATGCCGATGCGATCGCACCGATCGTATGGGCACGAGGCAGAACATCTCTGGCGACCTGTCCGACCTCGTACATCTCAGCGGAGAGTATCTCGCTGCTGGAGGAGTTCCATGCTTGGAAGCTCCTTGGCGCGGGAAGCGTTTACGAGTTGCCTGCGCGTCTGGTGGAAACGATCTTTGTCTTGGAGAACGAACTGAGGGCGGAAAACAACGATGGCCGGAAGTAAGTGGGAAGATCTTCTGCCGGCGAGCAGCGCTGGGAGCGCCTCGCGAAGTGACTTACTCGGGCAACTGGCCGCATCCACGGGCAGCGGCACTGGCGGCGGAGTGGGCAGTTCCAGCGTGGGTCTGGCTCAAAGCAGCACCTCGGATATTACGGAGCAGTTGACTTCTCTAACAACGCAAATCAGCAGCCTCACCTCGATCCAACAATCGCAAATCAGCGCACTGCAAGATAATACGCAAGCGCTGGCGCAGAGCACCACATCCAAGACGAGCAGCGGATCTTCCGTTGGCAGTACGGTTGCGAGCGCTGCGTCGAGCGTCCTGGGCGGTGGTCTGAGTAGCCTGTCGCCTTTGATCGGCGGGCTCCTGAGTCTGTTTGGAGGCGGCGGTCAGACGCTCGCGGAGCCACTTCCGTTTATGCTGCCGTCGCCGGTGGAATCGACCGCGGGACTGACGGCGAATGCGCCTGGACAAATGGTTCCGGTTAGTTACGGAAATACGGGCCAGCCCCGCGCACAATCTACCGCAGCGTCACAAGTCACTGTGCAAGTGAACGCGATGGACAGTCAATCGTTTCTAGATCACAGTGATGATATAGCAAATGCGGTAAAACAGGCAATCTTGAACTCTAATTCGCTAAATGACGTAATTTCCAGCCTATAGATTATGAGCACTTTTCCGACATTGAAGACCGGGGCCGTGATGCAGTATCCCGCGCCACGCGGATTGCAGTTCTCGACGACGGCTTTGGAATTCGTGGATGGCTCCGAACAGCGTTTCTGCAATTACCAAGCGGTGCTTCACAGCTGGGTGATCCGGCTTAGTCTGCTGGATCAGAGCGAGTTGCAAACGTTGCAAGAATTCTTCCGCGGCATCGTGGGACCAGCGGAAGACTTCGCTTTCAGGGACCCGTTAGATGGCACGAACTATCCTAGCTGTAGCTTGGCCAGCGACAGCATGGCGGCTGTGCTGGGAGGCGAATGGAATGGCGAAACGTCGCTAACTGTGCTGGAGAACGGAAGCTGAGATGCTCTACTATCCGCAGCTCACCACCGGCTCCATCGCCCAGTTCCCGGTTACACGCACCGTCAATATGCGAACAGTTGCAAATCAACTTCCGAGCGGCTTCACGATCCGCATGGCCGATACAGGCGCACAGAAGGTGCAGTGGCGGCTTGTATATTCGGATCTCACGGATGGCGAACGATCGGCTCTTGAGAGCCTGTTTGAAGCTTCCGAAGGCCAACTGAACACGTTCACCTTCTTAGATCCTACCGACAATTTATTGATGTGGAGTGAGGACTGGACGCAATCGGCGTGGACGCCCGATGCGCTGTTGCAGGTTGCCGGCGGGATGCCGGACCCACTGGGGGGAAGCGCGGGGATGCAGCTCACGAACACCGCGCAAACCACGCAACGGATCGTTCAGAACACAAGCGGACCAAGTTGGTTCGTGTACTGCTACAGCGTCTATGTACGGAGCAATGTGCCCGCGACAATTCAGCTGGTTGTGACCGCGACAGGAGAAGCCTCACTAACGGCGGTAACCACCGGCGCGGCGTGGACCCGGGTGACAGCCGCCGGCGGCCTCTCCGTTGAGCAGGATGGGATTGGCTTCGGAGTGCAATTGCCGGCGGGCGTCCAAGTGGATGCGTTCGGCGCTCAAGTGGAAGCACAGCCGGGGGCGGGACTTTACAAGCAGACCATCGACCTCGGCGGCGTCTATTCGAGCACGCGGTTTTCTTCCGACTTACTCTCCGTAACGGCCACCGCACCGAACCAGCACTCATGTCAGATCGGCTTGATCAGCAGCCTGTAATGCGACACGAGAACGGAGCGCCTCTCGCACAATGACGACGATCGACGTGTTGAAAGAGCTGGAGGTTCCCGGCACGCCACTGCTTTTGTTCAATTGTACGCTGCCAACCGGCGACGTTCAGTACTGGAGCACTCATAACGTCACGGTAAATGGCCAGCAATACCTGAGCCGAGTGCTCAAGCACAATATCTTCGATCTGAACTCCAGTCCGGAAGCCGCGACCGACGGTGTCTCCACAGTCTCCATCACACTTGCCAACGCAGACTCGTTTCTTTCCTCGATTGAGCGCAACATTGGATGGAAACGATCGGACCTGGCGGTCACCTTCTTGTTCTTCGACCTGACGAACCAAGTGGTGGTGTCAAACAGCCAGGTAGTCTTCCGTGGAATCGCAAACCCGCCGGATCAATCCACGGAATCGACATTGCGTCTCAGTTTCACAAACACGCTGAACCTACAGCGGGTCTTTTTGCCGACGGTGCGTATTCAAAAGACATGCCCGTGGAACTTTCCAAGCACCGCGGCGCAGCGGCAGGAAGCGGTCAGCGGCGGAACGTCGGAAGTGTTTTCGCCTTTCTATCAATGCGGATATTCGGCGGATCAGATCGGCGGCGTGGGAAATATGAATGCGGGCGCCCCTTACACTAGCTGCGATTATTCGCGCACTCAATGCCAACAAAGAGGGATGTTCGACACGGATAATCAAAATAACGTGACGCGGAGGTTTGGCGGCATTGAATTCGTGCCGGCGTCGATCATTGTGCGCACGTATGGCTCGAAAACATCGCAATTATCCATTCCTCTGCCGAACCAAGCGCTCTATAATGACTTTGTTCCGCTGATCTACGGTACCGGATGGTATCAGCCGCCGATCGTGTTTGCTCTAAACGACGGCAATCTCACACACTTCGAAGTTCTGCTGGGAAGCGGCCAAATCAGCAGCGTTATTACGGTTATCGTGAACAACACCCAGATCCCAGTCGGAGTGAACGGAACAAATATGACGGCGACGGGTTGGTACAACGTCATCAGTTATGGAACCAGGAATGGCACTTTCAATCCGGACTTCAGCAATTCTTTAGGACAACCGTTAGGCGATCCCTACGGCAGCATGGCTTTCATGTCGCTGGTGGTGCCCAACTCGATTTCCAATGGGACATCGTTGCCCGACGTCGAGGTCCTGATTCAAGGCCTTCAACTCGCGCAATTCGATTCCAATGGTAACTACATAAACAATGTATTCACTAACAATCCAGCCTGGGTGATGCTAGATACGATGCTGCGCAGTGGTTGGAACCTGTCGCAACTCGACATTCCAACGTTTGCGGCCGTTGCGCTGCGATGCAACGAACTGGTCCCCACAGTGGACGTGAACGGCAACAGTACTACTATTCCTCGCTATCAATGCAACTTTTTGCTGACGGGGAGCCGGAGCGCCGGCGACATCGTTCGCGGTATTCGGACAGGTTCGGCGATGTACCTCAGTTTTGATTCAAACGGACTGATTCAGCTCAATGCGGAAGACACGCTGGCGAACCAGCAGCCAACACAGTCGGCGAGCAGCAATAGCACCGAAGAATTGAACGGCGGTTGGCCAGCCTATGAATTCGGCGATAATGCGTTTTCAGGCATCGTGCGCAGCGCCAACGGGACGCCCTCGCTCACGGTAACGTCGCAGAGTATAGCCAATACGCCGAATCAATATACGGCTGAATTTCAAGACCAGTTTAATGATTACCAGCAAGATAGTCTATCGTTGGTGGATATCGACGATTTCGTGCTGACGGGCCAGGAGGTCACGACTACCCTAACGGCGCTCGGCCTTCCAAATTTCGATCAAGCAAACCGAGCAGCGGCGCTCCAGTTATATAAGTCGGTGCAGGGCAACACATATGTCCAGTTTGAGACGAGCGTGAAAGGCGTGGGGCTAAAGCCAGGCGACATCATCACGTTGACCTACGCCAGGGAAGGCTTCAGCCGGCAGCCATTCCGGATCACCAAGCTATCTCCGGGAGTCAATTTCATTACGGCTGTTATCACTGCACAGATTCATGACGACGCTTGGTACACGGTGGTCAACTCGGATGCGGCAGGCTCGGGGCCCCAGGCTCCCTCCGATGTTGGACTGCCCAGGCCGCTGGTGGGCAGCGTTCTCGATAGCAATGGAGTGGAACAGTTTGGAATCTCGGAAACCTCCACGGAGAGCACGGATGGAAGCGTTACCGAGAGTCTGGCGGTGTCCTTTTCGGTTCCGGCAAAGCCGGCGGCAAGCTCGGCGGGCATACCGCTGATGGGCCTGAACGCTCAAGTGAATAACAGCGGGGGAACCTTGGCCGGAGGGCAGGTTTTGTATTACGGGGTTAGCGCGGATGACGTGAACGGGGACGAGGGGGGGCTCTCATTTATTGCAACGGTGA